CTATCAATGGGCGTAAAAGGACAGGCTCACAGAAACTCGTCCTCCTGGTATCCACGCGGTCCAACCAGGACCTCTCATCCTGACTGCTGGCCAACTCTCCACGCTCGGAACCGAGCAATATTCGTTTCGGGATTCCCGTACCGGCACTGATCATACTTATCAAGACGTCGAAGTGATCCTTCGGACTTTCCACCTGCGTTTCAAGGCTCTTCATGTTAATGCCTTCCAAACGAACATACCGCTGCAAATCGTGTAGAAATGCCTGGATCTCATCCTCCAAATCGGCCAGTGACTGGGCATCAAATCCAGCGTCATCCTTGGCCTCAAGGCTGTACCCGGGGAAGGCGCCTCTCCAAAACATCTCTGCGGATCCCCCTACGACATACTCCAAAGACTGGAGCCGATTAAATACCACTTCCAATCTCGGAGTCCCCCAAACATCATTATCAAGCAAACCCTCGGCGATATGAATCACTCTACTGTGGTGGACCTTGAAACTTGCTGATTTCTTCTTGCCTTCCGAACGAGCGCGAACTGTGGTGGACCTTGAAACTTGCTGATTTCTTCTTGCCTTCCGAACGAGCGCGAAGCTGGTACACCTTGGGCAAACCATAACGAGGACTGGACGCATCCGTCTCCCACTGAACGACGGACGAGCTTCCCGCCATGTAAGGCCGGAGATAGAGCAGTTGCAAATCTCCTGTGGTCTCTACTGGTTTCTCCATTTCAGCAGCGTTGGAGACGTCGCTAAACCCCAACAACAGGATACCAAACCAACCAATGCCAGCCAGTTTGTCAGCCCGATTCAGGTAGTGATACACCGAGAAGTCCCGCACCAACGCATCCCACGTCACATCAAACTCCGTCAACTCCCCTTGATCGTTGTCCGCTTCCCGAACCGCAGGAGGTTTCTTCCAACATGCATCAGGATACGCATCAACAATGTTCTTCGCTACCTCATTCCGCTTGTACATGGACAGGTAGTGATCCAGGGTCAAATTCCGCGTGTATCCCAGGGCCTTGTAAATGTCCCTCTCCGCACCCCCACCGCTCGACGGATAGAAACTCTTCCCGGCCGCCATGCCCAGAACCGCTCGGTTCACAATCAACCGAGCAGCATTCAAAATGGCTTTGGCTTGTACCCGACCATCCTGCAAGTTGACTACGTCCGCCATAATCATCTGCCTCTCATCAATAGGTCGAGAAGATGTCCCGACTGGTCCTCACGCTACCAGGAACCACGGCGTCCTTGAACGGATTACGAAGTCTCCTTCTGGATACCGCACGGGGCTGCCTGTTGAGAACCGTACCGTGAATCTCTCTCCTCGGTCTCCGACGCATCCTCTCCTCCGGTGTATATCCCTCGCTGTCCCTACCACACCTGGGGCAACGTTCCCCACTGACCTCCAGACCGCAAAAGAAACACTCCCACTTCAGATCATCTATCTCCTTCCCCATACACCAGCCTTCCTTTTCTTCTTTGTACTGTTCAACTTGTTGAAAGCCCCTGCCGCCGCGTCAACCTGGTCCTTGTACGTGGAGAAGGGAAAATACCGATGCTCCTCGATGAATTCCTTGTTCCAATCCGCACGTAACAAAAGAACATTCCCCAGATTGACTTGCACACTGTAAGGATCCGCGCGGTAGACCTTGTCCCCGACAGGCAGGTCCGCATGTGCCACGAATCCCGACAAATTCCTAATGGTCGCCTCGGCACTTTCCTTACCGCCACTGCCGGGCTCCTGCTCTATGTACACCTCCACTCGCCGAGTATCCGCCTCGGCCGTTTCCCGTATGACCTGCTCTCTCTCCTCCGATGACCACTGTCCTTTCTTAACATCCTCAACCACGTACACAGGCTTCTCGGTAAGACGGGAAAGGATCTTGGACATTTTTACACCGACCGTTCTTGCACCTCCCCCGGGCGTACTATTGTGCACCAAAACCCCATTAGCAAAGAACTCAGGCTGTCCCTCTACACTCAAATCGAAAACTGGTACTCCTCCTGAATCTGTCCCCACATGAGCTGGAACAGTACCTTGCTTTAAAACTTTTCGCCGTGAACGTTTTTCCGCAGTAAACGCATCGAAAAATCTTAGGTTCCTGCAATCTCCTCCTAGCAAGAGCCTGTGCTTTTCTACGATGCTCCGGATTTGTGAACGACTTACTCTCGGGAGTAGTACCGACCAAATGTATCTTGCAATGCTCATTCGGTGTGATGATCTCAAGATTCGATACGTCGTTATTATTCCAATCTCCGTCCTTGTGGTGAATATGCATGCCACGGGGAATAGGACCATGGGTTTTCTCCCAGATGTCCCGATGCAATGAGCGGTAAATATACCTCTTACTTTCCTTATCCCATTCATTACAATAGAAGTACCGCTGGCCTTTCCTCCTGGTATATCTGCGTCCATCAAAAAAGTACTCTTGTAACTCAGGGTTCCTCCCTCGTGCCACGTTGCCACCTCCTGACTCATTACCAAGTCATCCTCAAAGGATAAATCAATCAACGGGGTCCATCCGCGTTGTTTTGAAAACACAAGATGATCCGGAGTTCCCGTTATCTGCCTACCATTAGATAATAAAACGGTGGCAAGAGAACGTGTATATTTAGACAACCAGGATCTAACTACCCTGCAAAATCCACGTCGAGTCAATACAAAATCACCCTCTACCACCTGCTCTATTGGGACCGGCCCTCGTTTGGTCGAGACAAGAGTCCCTTTACAAAGACATGCCTTGTCCCAGTAGCGAATGGTACTCTCGACTGCCCCCACCGGAGGCTTATCAACCACTTGGAAATGGTCCACCTTGAACATCCCCCCACCTGGAGGAGTGGGCTTCTGTCCAATCTGTCCTGCATACCCATACTGCCCGAGATCCTGCTCCATGTCACTCAAGACAGACCAGGGCATCCTAACTCGATCCAATAAATCATCTTCATAATGGACTGCCAACTCAGGGGGATTGAGTCGGTCCTTGTAATTCCGGATTTCACCTGGTAAGCAGATGTGATAGACATTGTCTTTGTTCTTGGCAAGGAGATGTCCGGAGGGGTCGTTCTGGTGGAGGCGTTGCATGATAAGAATTGAAACGCTGGTTCTCTTATCCACCTTCCTTGTGCTGAGGGTCTGATCTATCCAGCGATTGGCCTTTCTTAACTCGACCTCACTGACTGCCCTGTTCGGGTCAATCGGATCATCCACAATCAGGATGTGTCCATGGAATCCGGTCAAGGTCCCCCCGACCGATGTACTGTACCGATTGCCTCCAAGGCGGGTAACACCATTCGGCATCCGTTTTAATACCCTAAAATTGGATTTGGTGTCTTTGTCCCTCTTTATGAACAGGCCCGGGAAACAACGAGAAAACTCCTCAGACCGGACCAAGTCCCTACTGTACTCAGCACTCTCCAATGACAAGGAGCCTGAATAGGAAGCTGCAATGAATCTCATCCAATACCACCGAGTCCAACACCAGACCGGAAACATTATGCTACAAGTTATGGTTTTCGTGGTACCGGGAGGGACGTTGATTATCAAGTCGTGTTCCTTAGGGAGTCCTTCTGCGACTCTCTTTGCAACCTTCTCCAACTGCCCACACAGATACTCGATGTGCCAATTCGGTACGAAGGGATCACTGGATATGACGGGCCAAAACTCCTGTATGAAATGGTACAAGGAGCGACGGCATCTTTCTGCCTTGACCTGGTATACATCGTTCAGGGCCAGGCGCATTCTTTCCCTCTTGGGGGGTTTGGTCCTGGTAAATGAGGAGGTTCGTGTTTTGGCGGTACTGTTCAAGGGCTTTCCTTTTTTTACTCGTCCTGTTGTTGCTGTAATGCTTTTAGTCCGATCCTCTCCAACATTTTCAATTCCTCGTCGGTCAGATCGGATAGGTCGAGTTGATCTTGGACGTTCCAATTCTGTGTTCTTATCGGGCCGCCGTCCTTGCCGGTCAATTCGGTGCGGGCGATTTCCAACCAGGGCTCTCTGTTCCGTTTGGTTCTGTTCTTGAGCCAAAAGCAAGCCGCCCCGGTGTCGGGAGGATAATGCTTGATTATCTCTGTCTTGACTATTCTCCCGTCCACGACCCGGATGTCCACATCAGGATGAGAATACCCGCATGCCTTCCTGTACAGACTGACTGCTACATTTGCATCGGCCTCGATCTTTCCTTTTCTCAATGCCTCCCGGAAGGAAGGGAAGCGATTCTTCCAGTTTTCGATTGTCTGCGGGGCCACACCAAAAGCCAAAGCCAACTCGACATCGGTCAGCCCAAGCAGAGTCAACTTATAGGCCCTCTCGGCCATGTCTTTGGTGTATTTCGTTTTGCGACCAGGTTTGCCTTTTTCGACCATGACTTTTTAAACTTCCTTAAAATATTTTTTAAATTCGTAATGATTTCAATAGGTTAGCTTAAATATAAGGGGCTTCTGTGAAAAAGTCAAGCCTTTTTCGGGAAAAAATTAAAAAATCTCAATTTTTTTGATAACCCATTGATTTTATTGGATAAAAAATTAAAAATTCCTCATATCTACCCAATAACCAAAAACCATAATAATTTCAATTAGTTACCCGATTACTAAATCAAAAAACAACGAAAATCAACGAATTTCGAAGTGATTACAAGTAAATTAGAGGTATCTATTCCTAATGGGGAATAATCACTGATAACCGAGATTATCCACTATTGATTTATTTTTAAAAGGTCATTAAAATAGGATTAAATAATATTGAAGGAGGAAGAAGATGGAAAAGACCATGATAATCAGAGGGGAAGAGTTTACTGTTTACCAAATCGATGACGGCACTTGGTGCGTATGCACCGAGTGGGGAGAGGTCATCGCAGAAGCGATGACCGAAGAGGAGGTCATCGAGGAAGTCCAAAAACAGAAAGTACAGTCTCATTAAGACTTCCGGGGCCTCCGGGGCCAAAGGGAAGTAATCCATATCATGGTCTCATCCAATAGCAACCTTTACCACGTCTCCGGGTGGGGGAAGTTGTCTTCTGCCTCGCCCGGAGACACCTTTACCCTCCGTCCCGGACCGCAAGGAGCGGAAGGTAAGGGTGTTTATTTTTCGGAAGAGAAACCCCGATTCAGCGCCGCTGAAGGATCTAAAGGCGGTGTTACCGGGGTTGTTGTTATTCCATGTCCGGAATCGGCCAAGGGCTGGTCCCGGACGAAAAATTCCATCTGCCGGAAGCATGGCAGACCACGCACCTGGCATACCAAAGGCCGGGAAATTACTTTACGGGTCTGTCAAGTTTCCGGCATTTTTATTTTCTGTGAGGAGGTGATGGCAGGGGAGTAGACATGGGGGGTCGGCGGCCCCGAAGAGAAAAAGCCGACCCTGACCTGGCAATGAAGCGGACACCGTATAAGGATTTGGCCAGGAACGAAAGGTTGAGGCCCTTGCAAAGGAACCTCCCCACCGGTCAGGGCAAGTAGTCAAAAAGAACGAACGATTGACCGGCTGGACTAGCAAATCGTCCAGGCCTTCTTAGAAATAGGGCAAAAGGGATTTGCTTTCTCATCGAGGGGATTTCCAAAGGCACCACTCGGCCATCTTTGGAAGTCCCTTCCAATGAGGAAACAACAAACCACCATGTCTAGAAAGGAGGAAAAAGATGGATAGGAATTTCCAACATAGAGTATGGGAACGGTCCCATACCACGGAGGAGAGAAGGGAAATGAAAAAGTATAATTTCACCGAAGAAACTATTGTTGTTGATGGAAGTATTCTTCACCGCATTCGTG